GTTGTTGTTGGGCTTCGCGTTGCCATTGTTGGGCTTCGCGTTGCCATTGTTGGGCTTGGCGTTGTTGTTGGGCTTAGCATTGTTGTTGGGCTTGTTGTTGTTGGGCTTAGCATTGTTGTTGGGCTTAGCGTTGTTGTTGGGCTTAGCGTTGTTGTTGGGCTTGTTGTTGTTGGGCTTAGCGTTGTTGTTGGGCTTAGCATTGTTGTTGGGCTTAGCGTTGTTATTGGGCTTAGCGTTGTTGTTGGGCTTAGCATTGTTGGCGGGAGCCGCGTTGTTACCACCGTTCGCAGCACGCGCCTTGTTAATAGCGTCCGTCGCTAATTTGAGAGCGATCTCACGGAGCTTCTTGGCACCGTTGTTGAGAGCATTGTTCGCGGGCTGGTTATTGTTAGCCATAGTCGTAATATACTAATTAGTAAGATTATTTTTCTTCATACCTTTTTTTTTCAAAACATTTTTCAATTCAGCCATAAGTGCCGCGCGTTTGGCATTTACGGCAGGTTTCCTGGGTGGTGGAGGTGGAGGTGGAGGTGGAGGTGGGGGTACACCACTGGGACGCATTGTCATTTGAGGACCTGGACCCACAATAGTTCTACATACCCGAATAACTTGCTGAGCATTTTTGACACTATTCTCAAAATTCAATCTAATTTTGGCGCGGAGTTCCTTAGCAGTAAGTTTGACCCGCTTTCCACGGACATCCTTGGTAACTCGTAGACCCGCCTTCTTGGCCTTTTCCTTCAGATCTTTGTACTGCATATTACTATAAACAATTATTTTTTAAAGAAGATGAAATATTCTTCACTTCCCTGACTACCATCATCGACCTGTTTAATACCTTGGACTGGATTAATGATAGCTTTAGTAAATCCCATCTGACGACCTATCATTGAGATACGAGAGGGTGGTAGGAGGTACATACTATGTCCATTCGTTGTAAGTTTTTTATTTTTAGAATGCTTTTTCATTCCCAATGGTACGTTATTTCCGACCATTTTACTCACATCCCAATCACTAGGCCAATTGTTACTTTTTATAGGGTAAAAAGTTTCGTTATATCGTACCCAGTTTGAAAATATACTACTCGTCCACCACGAACTATATACGAGACCCGGGTAAAGTACATTACAATGCCCCCTTCTATCGGAACGAATATGTAAGTCTGTATTTGATGCAGTCTGATCACACCCGTCACATATGTGATTAGGATCTACACCATGAAAAATAAATGTCCCACCAGGCTTGAGCCAACTGTACGCGTTTTGAATCAACTTTTGAGTTTGATTTGTGTATTGTCCAGCTCCATACATACACGTTATTACATCATATGATTCATTTCTCCATGCTTCACGATCAAGGTAGTTACCCTGAACTATATTTAATCCCGGATTTTTAGAGCGTGCTACAGATATTTGGTTAAATGATAAATCCATACCAGTTATAACAGAATCTGGCCATATATCTTTCCACATATTTAAGTGGTTACCCGTACCACATCCTAAATCTAAAACACTTTCGGGTTGAGTATTCACGTTTTTGGAAATGTATAGTACTTCAGATTTGTATCTCTTTTTATCATACCAAATCACGTCATATAACTTAGAATAGTCTTCGTTATATGTATCTTGACATTTGTGATTACTTTGCACCATATAAAAATAAATCAAACTGAGTAGAATTATGAATATCGCAATCATCTACATTCTCACAATAAATATAAAATTTAAAGATAACGAACTCAGGAGTTATAAGATGGGTGATGTTAATGAACTAAAGGTTATGATTAATCGTGTACTCCTCCCTAGAATACGTCAACTTGAGAATGAGGTTTCATCTTTGAGAAAGCATACGTGGCCGTATGTACAAGCTCGTAAAGAGCATAACGAACTCGATGATATGGAGGCCAAAATACAATTTTTCAAAAATCTGGACGATGAGACAATTAAGGAACTTTTAGAAATCAAGTCCAGACTGCGTAGAGGTTCAAACCTCCAGCATAGGGAATTTGATATGATTACATTTAGAAATCTAGAAAACAATTTCTGTTAATACTATATACGAGATGAGTACAGTAGCATTATCTAGCGCTTCGTCTACTTCAGTTGGTGTAGTAATTTCAATAATAGTGATGACATATTTAGCTGAAATGGATGGCTCGTTACCAAAAATAGCCTTAGCATGCTGTGCGTGTTCAACTTGCTCGGGTGCGATTAGAACTATACAGTATCTCTTACATGGTGTAGCTGGTATCAAGACATATTATCAGATACGGGAATAAAATCTCAGACTACATTAAATCACTCACGATGGGTGCCGCAATGTCTTCTCTTTGGTTTTTTATCAGTCCAATTCCTGATGTATCAAACAAGGGTAAGTTCAAACAGGTTTCATCTTTCATGATGTCCGTGAGCTGTATGTTCACAATGATCTTGCTTTACTGGGGTAAGCAATTCTATGATCTACACCCAGGATTCCCGATTCCATTTCCACCGTGGTTTTTCCCTGGTATGTTGATACTGTGCTGTTGTTGTTGTTGTTCGACCCTAAAACTGTTGGGTCAGGCGAGAAAGATGGGTAACAAAAAGTAAATTAGAAGAAGTTATCGGTGCGATACATCTTAACCCCAAATGAACCAGTCTTACCAGTTATTGAGACTGTTTCATTTCCATATAGCTCCTGACATCCTATATCCTCCATACAGTCTCTGGCATTGTGACTTACTGGAACTGGATAGATTTGTTGACCGGGTGTAGTCGTGTAGTAATGATACCTATCACGTCTACCACGAACTTCCTTACCATATAATGGCATAGTGGTTTCACCTGGACCTGTCAATATTCCCATTTGTTGCATTTGTCCAGGTTTATACTTTTTAATGGGTGGTCCCCTAAACTCTGGTTCACGACGCACACTTACTGGGCGAGGTGTTAGCGGGAGTTGAGGTTGTGTCGGAACTTTCACAACTCTAGGATTATACCACATGTAAACGAGAGCAAGTACTAACGCAATGAGGATACCGGAAAGCATCTGAGTTTTCGTCTTGTTCTTCATTTATTATAGTTAAGGAAAATCTTTCCGATAAGGGTATGAAGATACTAGCGATAGACATTGGGTATCACAATATGGGTCTAGTTTTAGCTGAATCTTTAACTGGACCAAAGATTGTAGTTGAATACATGAAAAAGGTAAGTTTGGAAGACTATAAGTATCTAAAGACCAATGACTTTGTGGACCTAGTTCCTTTATTTGTAGAGGATCATCAACATCTATTTGATGCGGCCGAGAAGATACTAATTGAAAGACAACCCCCGGGTGGATTTACGAATATTGAAATTCTTTTACATTACATGTTCAGAGATAAGGTTAAACTTGTTTCACCTGTGAGCATGCATACACATTTTGGTATAAGACATTTAGACTACGAAGAACGTAAAGAACGGACTGTTTCTCTAGCCCAAAAATTTTTAAATGAAGAAATTCCGTACGACAGGAAGCATGATATAGCTGATGCTATGTGTATGATCATGTATGACAACTTCCATTGTACGACCCACATATTCGATCGTTTTAGGTATCGCCCACCTTCTTTAACGACTTGAGTTCATTATTCATAATAATGATTGAATTCTTGATGGCCTCCATTGCGGCGAACATTTCATTCGTGTTTCCACGGTCAATGAAATCCTGAATATTTTTCAGGTTATGATCAATTGACTCTTTACTGAGGCGAGCATTGTCTTCAATTTTCTTCTTTGTTTCCTCGAGACGAGTTATTTTATAGTAAATTGAATCACGGTCACTCATAAACGATTGTGTTAAGCTTTTGATTTCCTTTTTGATATCATCTTGATGTTTATAAAGTTCTACACGAGGAGTTTTGGATCGCCCCTGATCAATATCCTTTTGGATCTCATGTATCTTAACAGAAAGCAAGTCCTTTTCTTCGTTAAATATGGTAAACTTTTCCTCTACTATCTTCTCGAGACGACCAATTTCTTCTTCAATTTTGGTATCCATTATATGATGTGGACAATTTATTTTGAAAATAATCTGTGCACATAATAAATGCCGAGTGCTAAGCAACTTCAGGATGCGCGTAAAAAGTTAAAAGTGACTCCTAAGCCCAAGGGTAATTCACCTAGGATACCTTCTGCGGCTCTTCTCCGTATTATTAAAGCGGATCCCAAGATCAAGCGCAATAAACAGTTTGTGAAACGTGTTCGTGAGCTAATTAAGAACGGTAAGTAATTACACCTTTCCAAATGTAATTTTCTTACCATCCCAAACCTTGAATACATCTCTGATTATGTTATCGAAGTGACCTAGACGATATTGAACTATACCCCAAAGGACAAAGAACACAGTCTTTGTGAGATGGTTTATTTCGTTCTCTTCCATTTTATAGATAGGACCCACAACCCTACCCATAAAAGTCTCTTCCTTCGCTTGCCCCGTAATAGCCATTTCTGCTTGAGTCAGTGCACATGTGTCATCATTTACACTCCAATGATAAAAAATAAAGGGAATTAAAATAGAGTAAAATTCTAAACTTCTCCTGTCATTGGTAAAGGGTACAACTAGGATAGCTATAAGAAAAATAAGATGAATCACAAATATAATATTCATCCTTAATATAAGATGAGCGAAGAAATTAATATGGAAGAAACGTGGAACGAGTATCACGAAAATATACTTCGCCAATGGGGTGAGTCCTCTGCGTGCTACAGGTATATGCACCATCGAGCGTTTCTTATGTTCAAAAAATTGTCTCTCCGTTTCAATTTACCGGTTATTGTACTTTCAACAATAACGGGAACGGCTAATTTTGCCCAGTCCACATTACCACCGAGTATTCAACCTGCGGCACCGTCTATAATTGGTGGATTGAACCTCATTGCTGGTCTCATAGCCACGATCATGCAGTTCTTGAAAATCCAAGAACTCATGGAAAACCATCGTACAGCTGCGTTAGGTCATGGTTCTCTATCACGTAACATTAGGTTACAATTGGCTTTACCCCGCGATGAACGTAAGAAAGAGGGTCTCAAATTCGTCGAAGAGTGTAAAACTACATATGATAGTCTACTTGAACAATCGCCACCTATACCCAAGCACATTCTGCTCAACTTTGAGAAAGACTACCCAATTGATGGTATATTTACCAAACCAGAAATTCTAGATGTGCGACCAATCCCATTCTTAAAGCCACCTAAGACTACTACACCTATACGGGCTATGACCGAAGATACTCCATTTGAGAAGATCGGTAGAATGCTTTCACCTACTGAGGAGGAAGGGGAAGAAGAGGAGGAAGAAGTTGAGATTGAAGAGGAAGAAGAGATAGACGTCGAACAAGGTACACCAAAAGAATAAACATTAAGAGATTGGTAAGGATTGCGGATACAATGAATGGTAAAATTTTCCTTCTTAAAGGTTTTACGATTCTATCATGTAGTGCGTCATTTTTGAGTACCAAATCTATGGCCTGATTAGTAAGATCATCGATGGATTCCTTCATTAAAATAGTCGAGCAAAAAAAAAGACCAGTTGTAGCTACAATCCACGAAAAAAGGATAGATCTGATTCGTAGATATATTCGTGAAGGTAAGAATGTGTTTATATGTGGTCCAATCGGTGTGGGTAAATCGTTTATATTAGAAAGAGTTCTAGAAGATACAAATCATATAGAATTGCTACCCCACCATTTAAAACGTGACTCACATTTTTTACCATTTATTAAACCATCAACAAAACATGTATTCATAGATAATTACGATAGTGTTTTCAAACCCATCATAGAACAGGTTTCAGATGGTAAGAAACTTACACGAGGATCTTTGATTGTGACGACAACTACAATGTGTATGTATCCAAATTTTGAAACTGTCATTATTCCTAGACACAAACCTGATGTTTTACTGTCTTTGACTGATAATCAGGGAAGGGAAGCCTATGAAGCAGCAGTTAGATCTCAAGGAAATATTCGTAACTTCTTCACATATTTGGAAGGTTATGATGATATAGATGAGTTCAAGTCCCCTAAAGAGTTTATAGCGGATGTATTATGTGATCCCGGTCCCATAGAAATTTTAGACAGTATAGCTGAACATGGTCACATGTGGGACATCTTTCAAGAAAACTACATTGACTCAACGGGTGTGGATATACTGAAGTGTACAAACTCGTTTTCTCACGCAGATGTTTTTGATACGTATATATACCAGTCGGGTAACTGGAACTTAATGCAATACTTTGTGTTACACGCGTTAACCGTACCCAAGTCGGCTCTAGGAGAACCTTTGAACCGAGATAAGATACGACCTGGCTCGTGTTGGACTAAGTTAGGAAACTACAAAATGAGGAAACAAAAATTCTCCGAAATTCATAAAAAATCAAGAATGGGATTGGGGGTTGAAGAATTGTGCCTATTAAAGAAGTATGCGGAAAACGGGGATTTAGAACCCCTACTTGAGTATAAAATAACCCCTCAAGATTTTGACGTCATTAATCATCTTGCTGTCGGAAATGGCTTAAAATCAAAGGACGTAACAAGAGTAAAGAAAGCCTTGAAGAATGCCTACGACCGAAGATGAAACGAAGGAACAAGAGGAGAATGACTGCATCAAAGTTATTGGTAATGAGTTGTTGTTCTATGGGGATGTAGACAGGGAAAATACTATTGAGTTTGTCGAGAAATTTAAGAAGCTTGAAATAGAGCTCCTAAAGAAGATGGCAGAACTTGTTGGGTACGAGCCAATGATCCGTGTTCATATCATGAGTGAAGGTGGTGACGTGTACGCTGGCCTAAACATGATGAATGTTCTGGAACGATCTCGTGTGAAGGTAGTCACTATAGCTCAAGGAGCCTGTTGTAGTGCAGCAACCTTTGTACTTCTTGGGGGTTCTGAGAGGCGAATGGGGAGGAACGCATACCTTCTCATCCACCAAATCAGTACAGAAATGTGGGGTAGCTTCAATGATCTCAAACATGAATTGAAGTCAACAGATAAACTTATGAAAATGCTCAAGGATATGTATCTCTCTAAGACGAAGATTCCTGAAGCCAAATTCAAGTCCTTAATGAAAAAGGATATCTATTTACCCCCAGACAAATGTCTCAAGTATGGAATCGTTTCCGAGATTGAGTAATCGTCGTGTGACGTTTATACAACCCCAAAATACACAAAAAAATGAAAATTATACAGAAAGTGTTTGCATTCAATGGGATGAATGTGCTTTCTGGAGGCCTAAGTCGTTCCATTCTACCATAATTTACAACCGGTAAATCCGACATCTATTTAAAACTGATATTTTATTATCGTACAATGGAACGCCTTATCAAACAAGACAAACACAACCGCGATCGCTACATTGACATCAAAGTTGAGGACTTGAAGGATGGAACTGCAGACATCGTGAAGATCTCTGGCATCGTTGGGAGTGACAAGTTTTCTGAATCACGAACCAATGTCAAAACTGGTTACGAGAAGGCTCTCAAGAGAGCTCAAACCATGTGGAACAATGAGCATACCAAGTGTAACCAAGTGTTGCCTATGCTGGCCAACAAGTGGGAGGATCGCCAGAAATACATCTCTGAGCCGTTCTACGTTCAACCCAAACTTGATGGTGTTCGCCTACTTGTCTCCAAAGACGGTGGCATCTCAAGAACTGGGAAGATCATCCCTGGAACTGAGATTCTTGGGAAGGGTCTTGAGCCGGGTCAATACGTTGATGGTGAAGCGTTTGACCCTAACCTCAACTTTGAGGAACTTACGAGTACTTTCAAGACTGACCCCCTGAAGCTCAAGTTCCACGTGTTTGATTTCTTTGATTTGAAGAAGCTTGGCATGACCTTCGAGCAACGCTGGGAGTATGTAAAGGATTCTGTCTACAATCCTCATTACGAATATGTCAAAACGACACTCGTAAAATCCAAGAAGGACCTTCCTCTCATGCATCAGAAGCATGTTGAAGAAGGACATGAAGGTACCATGATCCGTGACCGCTTCAGTGTCTATGAGGTTGGTCAACGAAGCAACTATCTCCTCAAGCACAAGGATTTCCAGACCGAGGAATATGAAATCATTGGTGCAAAGACTGGTCACGGTCGTGACGCAGATGCAGTTGTTTGGGTCTGTAAAACCCAAGATGATCGGGAATTTACAGTCAGGCCCGAGGGTACCATCATCCAACGAGAAGAGGATTACAAAAATCGTGAGAAGTTTATGGGAAAGATGCTAACTGTGCGCTTCCAAAACCTTACCGCGATGGGTGTTCCCCGATTTCCCGTGGGTGTTGTGATTAGAGATTATGAATAATGTTTGTAATAAATAAATGAATAGAGTCGCAATTGATATCGATGAAGTCTTAGTAAAATTCCTCTTTCCCATGGCAAACCACCACCGTCAGGTTCATAAAATATGGAGTAAACCCAAATATAGATATGTGTACCGCGAAATATTTGAAGTAGATGAACCAACTTCACAAAAAATGGTCCAGGAATTTTACCAATCCAAAGACTTCATGAATCTCACACCTATTCGAGGATCTCAAAAAGCTATGTTCAATCTTAAAGAGCGTTATGATAAAATGTACGTGCTCACTGGACGCCAAGATGTGGTCCGAGAAGAAACTGAAGCATGGATAGACACATACTTCCCAGGTGTATTTGATGATGTCATACTCACGAACAGTTATACACCAAATGAAATACATAAGGCGGATATTTGTCGAGCCTTGAATATAGGCCTTATCATAGACGATAATAAAACCATATGTGACAGGTGTATTGAAAATGATGTCCGAGCTCTCAATTTTATCGGAGATGAACACACTATTTATCCCTGGTGTGAAGAAAGTGATATAAGTATCCAAGGGTGGAACGAGGTTAAAACATATAATCGTTAAAAATGTATAATGTCAATTGGACTCATAATGCCAAGTGCTTTACATGAATTAGGAATTAAAATGGGAGCTGATTTTAAACAATCTAAAAAGTTTCATGTATCAACTAATTATAAAAATGCAAAGTCTATGATTACTCATATGGATAGACCACGACAAGTAATTACAATGCTACCTACTAAAGCTATGGATGCCGAAGAAACTTTGGAATCTGTTATTGAATATATGGGTCCGTTGGATATTGTACTTGATTGTATGATAGATACCCCTGATCGTATACAGTCTAGAGCAGATCTCTGTTTTAAAAATAGTACTCAATATATGGCGATTAATATCACAAAGGATTGTGTTTACGCTATGGGTACGCACATGGCGTATCTAGAAAATAAGAATTTACTACGTAAAATCAATAAAAATATCAAATACATCGGTAGAATTGACGAAGTTTAAATCTTATCTTATATAAATGTTTGCACTTCTTTGTAAACCAGTTGTTGTACCAGTTCAGACTGGAAATCCTGTCCTCCGCGCGAATGATTGTCGCATAGCGTACGTAAAACCATCTCAAACTCAAGAAGGTAAACTTGAACTTGAGATACTTGAAGCACCTCCAGTGTATATAGGTCCAGATAAGCAAAGTGAAAATTTTTAAAAAGGTGAGACTGTAATTGGAATAAGTGGACCATCAGGAGTTTTCTTCATGAAAATAACTTCATCACACTCTCCACCTTTCATGGCCAATTCGGGTTCTCCACACACGGTTCCAGATTTCTTGAATCTATCACAAGCACCCTTCGTCCTGTTTGCGATACTCATATCCTGGCTGTATCCGATAAACGTTTTGTCTAGTTTACCACTTTCTCTATCCTTGGATTCGACCGTAACTTTCCAACAGTATTTACCAAAGTCCCATTGCTTTGTGGTATCAACTGGGGGTGGTGGAGCATCTAAAGCAGATGAAGATAGACGATGATTAAATCTTTTCTTGATAGAGATGATAGGTGAAATTAGAACACTCGCTAGACTCGTCATTACTAATGTTTAGAACTATACTTTTAAGTTATTTTTACAATGTGGATATAACACATTGTAAAAACAACAGTTCTCCTTCTGCCGGGTTTGAACCGACGACCTACAGGTTAACAGCCTGTCGCTCTACCAACTGAGCTAAGAAGGAATGGTCCTCTCTACCTGAATCGAACAGGTGACCCTTGGAACTACAGTCCACTGCTCTACCAACTGAGCTAAGAGAGGGTAAGGGTCCATCACATATGCTTGTTCTGGGAGCCTCTTAAGGTGAACAGTCTTATGAGTCTCCCACATATGATCCGGAACGAGCTCCCACCAAGATTCGAACTTGGGGTGGTGGATTCAAAGTCCACAGTGTTGACCAACTACACCATAGGAGCCGGAGCCTCGGCTACTATATCAGTAATTTGATTCTTTTCTTTAACCTCGTATATATATTTAAAGTAGTACATGAGAAAGGTGAAAAGACCCGCGGCAACATTTGTAATAGTCATAGGTATAACATTATAATGGAATGAGTACACAAGGGACAGAACACTCGCAGCCAAGTTCAAATGTAAGAAGTGGTAATTTATAGCTTTTGCATCTTTATGTTTATACACGTGCTTAATTTCAGGTATGAACATAACAACAATGAAAGCTGACCCCAACAGACCACATACATCTACGGCGTTCATTCTTATTTGTATATATTTTCTCCTGTTTAAGTAATATGATTGTTTATGTTATACTTTTCGTAATCGTATGCTTGTTACTTGGGTACACAAAACGAAAAAAGTTTGAAAAGTATGATTTCAAATGTTTTTTATTGGCTATGAAAAATGAACCTACGAGAAGCGAAAAATTCATTCGTAGCATTGACAAAAAGATACCACTGGAAATCATATACGGTAAAGATACTAGAACCCCAAAGCTAGCTGAGAAATTCCGAGAACACGTGGATGCGGATTACTACGAAAAAGCCGTAGAGATGTATAATGATCCAGACGTCAAACGTCCCGATATAACCTACTTCAACTTGGGAGCTATTGGTTGCTTAATGGGACATATGAAGTTCTACGAAAAGTGTATAAATCAAGGTCTAAAATACGCTGTCATATTTGAGGATAATGTAGTCATAGACTCCAATAAGGTGTACGATGAGATCCAATCAGTTATCAATGAGAAGGGGGATGACTTTGATATGTGTTTCTTCCACTGTTTATCTAGACTTCCTGATAAAATGGAGGGAACTCTAGAGAAGGTGAAGTGGATTTCTAGTACAAAATGCTACTTAATTAACGTGAATAATATGGCGTGGTACAAGCGATTTTTCTTTCCGATGGATAACCACGTAGACATGAAACACGAGGATCTTATTTCAAGGGGAGCTAGGGTCTATTACAAAGACTTGAGTAAGTTTATGCACGTAGACAGAACCCACAAAAGTACAATAGGGCACAGTGAACATGGAAGACCTTTGTTCTTCTCACGCGTCTTCCCGGATGCCACACCCGATGATCTTAAACCCGGGTATTAAATGATTCACAATTTTTTACAATGAGGACAATCATTCTAAAAAGAGTGTTCCAAACGGGGCTCGAACCCGTGACCTTGGCGTTATAAGCACCACGCTCTAACCAACTGAGCTATAGGAACGGTGCAACTTGATTATGTTACTAACCAACTTGTATAACGGTGGGACTCCTTCCCACATATTATCTAGGGGTCTTGACTTTAAGTGGGTTGAATTTTAATATCAGCATATATCAAATGTCATACGAGATAGTGACATATGCCAATAAATCACATGGCTTATTTGAAGAACTGACGAACAATGAGTTCAATGTTCCAGTCAAGGTTTTGGGATGGGGTACAGAATGGAAGGGGTTCTCCGACAAGACTAAGGGTGTTATGAACTACTTAAAAACCAAGAATGCCACGGATATTATCATATTCTTAGATGGTTTCGATACCAAGATTAACAAGGATCCAAGTAACGTTGTAGAACTTTTTAAACAGTTTAATTGTAAGATTCTACTTTCCAGTGATCCCAATATAAGTGGTAAGTTCATCACAAGCCTCATTTTTGGTACATGTAAGGGGAGTGGTACCGCTAACGCTGGAATGTATATGGGGTACGCTAAAGAACTTTTAGAGTTCCTTGAAGCTGAAGCCAAAACTAAGTGTAAAGATGATCAGTTAAATTTCAACACACTGTGTAGAAGTCGTGACGATATTAAGGTGGATGAGAGTAACGTTATTTTTGAGAACTTCAAACCAACTCAAATAAATAATGAATCAAACGCGCCATTCGTATCCTACCCAGGTTCACCAGGACTGAGTCGTTACTCTAGAGCTATCACTGAATACGCACAGTTTGTGTACATTTACATACTGTGCCTACTTATAGTGTCTATGGCATTTTTACCTCAACATAAGAATCTTTTGGTAACTACTACGGTAGCAGCAACCGCTTTTTATGCGCTGTTCGCAGATAAATCTTGTACTGTTTAGGCAGTCTTAGGTAAAGGTGGAACCATGTTCTTCAACTGAGCCATGCGGTTAGACATACTGGAGTTAGATTCAAGACCTAAAAGACTAATAATCTCACCAATGAGGAGACCTTGGTGAACCATAACCAAAAACTTAGCCATATCCGTCTTTGGGGAGTAGTCACCGTAACCAACGGTCGACATAGTTGTGAAACTAAAGTAAAAAGGATCTAACATAGTCTTGAAACCAAATGATTTGGGGTTCATTTTATCAATCAAAAAATAAAAGAGTCCAAACACCAATGTGATGAGGAAGACCGCGGGTAATCGTTGCATTTATAGTTAATCTAGATTTTTATTTATACTGATTCAAGTCTTTGTAGTTCATCCATCTCAATGTCACGACTCTTTCTCCTGTTATCCATCTTTACGTGTTTGAAAGCACCGAGCCATCTGGATACTGAACGCTGTCGTGACCCTATAGATGCTGCGTCATCACTCACGACAATCGATAATCCGTTACATACATCTGGCTTGTTCTCTTTCTCGGGAAATTGAACCATGAATGCCTGAATAGATATAGCTGGTATATCTGGTGCATCATCCAATAACTTGTCATATTCTTCTCGAGACTTCATAAGAAACTCAACAACTTCTGAACGGTGTTTCACATCGAGTGATATTTCCATATCAATAGACCTATAGAACTTTGACCATTGTACGCACATAGCCGAGTGTGCCTCAGATAGAGGTAGAGACTGACTAAACTTTGAGATACTCGTCAAAATTCCACCCAAAACATTTAGGAAGGCGAAGAAATACTGGATGATCATTATGTTATTCTTCGTCTGTGGTGACACATCTTCATTACCACTCGGATTTAGGACGGCAAAACCACCAACACCCGTTATACTTGCTATGACTATACTAGGGTAAGACAACCAATCATTCTGTTTCTTGTAAAATAGGCGTGCGTGATTATGCAACCAGCGGTATCCAGCCGCCTTCTCTGCCCATTTTATAAGCAACTTTTCTTGTTTTTCACACCATTCACAGTGTTCGTCTTTCTTTTGAACACTCATGGACTTAGATTATACGGATAAATTTTTCGCACATTCCCTGGCTAATTTATCAACCTCTTCATTTTTGGGGTCTCCATTATGTGCCTTGACCCATCTCCACTCTATCATAATAAAACAGTCTCTTATTTTGTCTAATTCAATCCATAATTCTCTGTTCTTAACATCACCACCCGAAGAAGTCTTCCAACCATTCTTCTTCCAGTTGTGAATCCAGGAGGTTATTCCTTGTTTCGTATAATTACTATCCGTGAAAATACGCACAGATTTTTCATTCATTAGTCGGACCTGCTCGAGAGCTCGCAAAATAGCTGTCATTTCCATTATGTTATTTGTTGTATTAGGTTGTGCTCCACATATCTTGAAGTCCTTACTTATAGCAGCCCAGCCACCACGACCAGGGTTCCCGAGGCAACTTCCATCTGTGTAAATCTCATACATATCCTATTTATGTCTTATACTTTTATGTACTTTTTTCTCAGTAGAATATAATAAAGGGTAGAAAGATGGCGGCTAATATGATGCCCCTACTCATGATGTCTAGTATGGCATCTTCTTGTTCGTCATCGATCGGTGGTCCCTTAGTGGCTATAGTGTTCTTTTGGAGTCGAGTGGCTGCATTTTTCGGTGGACTGCTAGGTAAATTAAATCCTTTCAAGGCTGTCGGTAAAGTTGGTGGATTGGCGAAAAAGGGTGTTGGAGCTGTCGTTGGTGTGGGTAAAAAGGGTGTTAGGGCTGTTGGACGAGGTTTCAAGAAGGTTGGAAGAGGGGCGAAAAAGTTTTTCAGAAAACGACGTAAGGGTTTCCGTAGATTTAAGAAGGCGTTTAGGCGTCCTAGGTTCAAACGTCCTAGGTTCAAACGTCTTAGGATCAGGCGTCCTAGGTTCAGGCGTCCTAGAATCAGGTTTAGGTGCTTTGCTCCCGAAACCCCCATTCAACTTGAAAATGGTAAAACTGCGATGATTAAGAACTTGAAGTTAGGTGATACATTGGTCAATGGTAGTATTGTGGAGGCGGTCATGCGAATTAAGAACTATAATGACCCTTATTATAAGATTGGTGACATTCATGTTACGGGGTCACATTACGTAAAGCATGGTACCAAGTACGTCCAAGTTAAGAACTTACCAACTGCTGAGCGTACCGAAAAGATTGATGATGTTGTCAGTTGCCTTGTCACAAACGATCATAAGATCCCAGTCGGTGGAGAAATGTTTTGGGATTGGGAAGATAATCTTATTCCAATTAAAACAAATAGACCTAAAAAAAATTGTGAGATTAAAGTAGAGTGTAGTCAATATGGCTGCTAATATGATGCCCCTACTGATGATGTCTAGTATGGCATCTTCTTGTTCATCATCTGTGAGTAGTCCAATCATGGCGATATTTTTCTTTTGGAGTAAAGTAGCTGCATTTTTCGGTGGTATGTTAGGTAAATTAAACCCGTTAAAAGCACTTAACCCTTTCAAAAAGCGTCAAGGTATGGCGAGATTTACAAGAAAAATAAACGTTTTCAGAAAAAAACGTAAATCTTTCCGTAAATTTAAACGGTTTTTCCGTTGCTTCTCCCCAGATACCCCCATTCAACTTCGAAGTGGTAAAATGGTATTGATCAAGAACCTAAAGTTAGGTGACACCCTAATTAATGGTAGCGTCGTAGATGCAGTCATGAAGATTAAGAACTATAACGATCCCTACTATAAAATATACTCACCCGAACTTAAGAAAGACATTTATGTTACAGGAAAACACTACGTTAGAGATGGTGTGAAGTACGTCCAAGTCAAGAACTTACCTAACGCTAAACCCACTAACAAGATTGATGATATTGTCAGTTGCTTAGTGACGAGTGATCACAAGATCCCTGTGGGTAATATGGTGTTTTGGGATTGGGAAGATAACCTCATCCCAACCAAGACAAACGTTGATGCCATAATTAAGAAAATACGTCACCGTAAAACAGTTGCTCAGTAAATCAATTCTCGTAATTGGGTCACAAGTACAAAAGACATATAACAATACGTGTTTTGTACTTGATATTAAATTTTCTAGACATATAATAAGAGATCATCCAATATGGCTATGGCAATGATGATGATGATGGCGAGCGCCGCCTCAGCATCTTCCTCATCAGTAACTCTTTTGGGTGGGGGTGGAGCATTTGCCTTTATTAAGAAAAAGCAAGCGGATCAGGCCGCTACTGCCGAAGCAACCAGACAAAGTCAAGCTGCTGCTGCGAGAAGAGCTAGGGAAGCCGCTGCCGCTAAACAAAGAGCTGAGGCAGCTAGACAGCAAGCTGAAAAAAGACGTCGAGAACAAGCAGCTGCTCGTCAAAGAGCTGATGCAGCTAGACGAAGAGCACAACAGAAAGCTGCCGCAGCTAGACGAAGAGCACAACAGAAAGCTGCCGCAGCTAGACGGAAGCGAATTCGCAGAAGACCTCGTAGAATTCGCAGAACTTTTAGAAGGATTAGAAAACCTAGACTCCGTCGGATTGGACGTAGGTTTCGTAGAACTTTTAAGAAAATTAGAAAACCTAGACTCCGTCGGATTGGACGTAGGTTTCGTAGAACTTTTAAGAAAATTAGAAAACCTAGATTCCGTAGGATTGGGCGTAGGTTTAAACGGATTTTTAAACGTCGTAAACCCAGATTTAGATTTGGTCGCCGACGCCGTTGTTTCGCTGCTGAAACACCCATCAAACTTCAAAGTGGTGAAATGTGTGCTATGAAAGACCTTAAGCTTGGTGATGTTCTCGTGAATGGTAGCATCGTAAATGCCACTATGCAGATTAGAAATGAGGGAGACAAATACTACCGTATTCACAGTGAAGAATTGGGTACTGACATACTCGTCACAGGAACACACTACATAAGAGATTCTAATAAATACGTAAGAGTCGAAAAATTCAAAGAGTCTAGAGCTACAGATACAGTTGATAATGTAGTCAGTTGTGTAATCACAAATGACCATAGAATACCAGTAGGTGAACATATATTTTGGGATTGGGAAGACCAGAAGGTCAATTTATAATATTGACCTAATACATAATGAACGGACCAGTTCCTCTACCAAATCAGGGGGGAAGTGATAACAGTATGATGATAGCGGCGCTTATAGCGTGCTGCTGTTCTTCATCCATAGGTGGTGCAGTATTCGCAATGAGAAAGCGCCTCTTTGGTAAAAAGAAGAAGCGTGGACGTGGACGTGGACGCGGACGCCCCAGACGGCCTAGAAGGCCTAGGGGTCGCCGCCCAAGAGGAAGAGGACGTGGACGTATGGCGAGGTTAAGGGCTCGAATGAAAAGGAAGCCCCGCTTCCGTCGCCGTAGATTCCGCCCCCGCCGTTTTGGGAAAATGGGGCGTTTCGGACGTAAGTTCAGAAGAGGGCGTTTCAGGTTCCGCCGTCGTCGTTGCTTCTCTCCCGAAACTGAAGTTCAACTTAAGAATGGTACTACCCGCCAAATGAAGAATCTTGAACTTGGTGATGTTCTCATTAACGGAAGCATTGTTGAGGCTACTATGAAGATTAAGAATCAAAGTGATCCTTATTACAAGATTGGTGACATTCACGTAACTGGTTCTCATTACGTGAAGGATGGTAATGTCTACAAACAAGTTCGCAACTTCTCCAAGGCTGAACCCACTGACAAGGTGGACAAGGTCGTATGCTGCTTAGTCACAAGTGATCATAAAATCCCTGTAGGTGACTTTATGTTTTGGGATTGGGAGGATAACCTCGTACCAAACCACATCCAGCAGCCTTCCAAGGTCACGACTCTCAGAAACCGTACCAAAAACGCCAGTGTAGTTGGTGATAAATAAATTGTTGTCATAAAGTAAGATGGATATAGTGTCTAGAGCTTTGGCTTTACCTATACCACTACCTAAGGAGTACGTCCAGTCACTACCTAGGATACCCAAGGACAAAAAGTTTCCTAAACGTGTATGTAGAGAGGTAAAGGTGAGTGAAGATGCATCTAACGCAGAAAAGGCAAAGCTTAATACTGGTGAGGAATTCACGCGACTATGTGGTGATGACATAACTAACGCAGCTAATGAAGAGGCAATGGGAGAAATGATTCCATTAATCATTCTCTTAGTACTGTGTTGTTTATGTTGTGTATCTATGATCTCAGTTAGTTTCGG